CCAGCAGCGAATGAACGTGAGCCGTGTCTATTTCCCTTCTCATCAGTTGTACCAATAATTTTATTCTGGTAACCAAATGCGGCAGATGAATTACTAGATATTTGATTATTATAACCAAAAGCAGTACTGGTATCACTGTCCTCACTTATAATATTGTTTTGTCCTCCTGCAAAGTTGCAGTTTCCGTCTATTGTATTACTAGCACCTAAAGCTTCTGAGTAGTTACCGTTTATTGTATTATTCCACCCTGTGGCCATAGAATAATTAGATTCAAGACGATTACTATAACCAGCTGTAAAGTTACTTTTACCTTCAATGATATTATCATGTCCAGTAGCAAATGAATAATCTCCTGAAACCGTATTATTATTACCAGTAACTGAAGCACCATTACCACTTCCTGAATTTTTATAACCTGTTACAAATGAGGCATCACCATTGGCGGTACAATGTGCTCCAATTCTTTGAGTAGACATACTGCCATTACCCTTTTCCCAAAGTATTTTTCTGGCAAACATATCATCTATTTCATCTTTTCTGTATAAAACGCTTCTTCTATAAAAATCTGCATCAATAGTATCACCAGTATAATAATTATTTGTTAAATAAGTTATAGTAACAAATTTATTATTGATTTCATCTTTAGTATAATACTGAGTGATATCAAAGTCATCTATTGCTTTAGATTCCCAAGAAGTTTCATAGAAGATAATTCCGTCATTATCAATCTATCTAATTGTATATGTGCATAAATGAAGATTTCCTCCTATAAACTTCAAGTACTTTATAAAGTATACTCCTGATTCTACATCCTAAGAAACTTCTAAAGGAGGTAATACATAATTTTTGCTATTTTCGTTTACATCATTTCTTATAACTTTTATAAGCAGCATAGATCCAGAAGCTTGACATTCTATAATAGTTTCATATACTTCCTTAGAATTAGTTCCTCCTGTCAGCCATTCTTCTCTTATTATTCTATATTTAAGATTGCGATCTTTACCAAATGATGCACATGCAAACTTATCTGTGTCTATTAAATCTATTACTGGTTCACAATTGCAGCAATTATCAGTAGGAGTCACTACTGTATTTTGGCAGCAGCAACTGTCATCTATAAAAATTTTGTCGATTGTTTCCTATAACTAGGAACATGTACAATTCTTTTTTGCCATATCAATTTAAAAATAATTGTAAATATGTTTTACCATTATCTAAGTTTTCGTAATTCTCAATTAATGAAATCTTCTGAAGAGTAGGTTCATAACAATTTTTAGAATAACCATTGCCTAATCGTTTACATAAATCAGACACATCCTAAATAACCTATAACTTTAAATCCTTAAGAACATCCGCAGTCTCCATTGTTACTAGTTGATTTAGAGCTATAAATATTACATGCTTCAACACATTTTAATATAGATAATGCTTTGCAATACATTCCCATATCTACACAATATTTAATAGCATTCATTGCCATCCAAAAATAATCTCTTATCTATATATCAGTATTATTATCTTTAGAAAAAGAATCACAATTCTTAATACATATACCATTTTCTCCAGTATATAATTTAATTAAATCATTAATTTTATCCATATAAGCCTATTCCAACTTACAGTAGTTGAAATAATCTTTTCCACAATAAGTAACAGTAGAAGATAATGGGCTATTAATAGTTTCAATAATTTCTTCCCAGCATGCTTGTTTCCAGGTAAATACCTTCTTGAATTCTAACTTCCCATCTGTAATTGTTTGTATAGTTACTATATTTGCTTTAACTAGCTTATATTCTTCTGTATCAAAAGCATATACGAGATCTGGGATGTCAAAACCAGTTACTGTTATGAAACTATCTATCACCGTTCCTTTCTATAACTACATTTCTTCTATAGCCTTTTTAGTTGGAAGTACGGCGTGAATTATTCTATACCAGCCATCATTCTTTAGCTTTATTTCGTCATGATCCTTTTGTCTCGCTCCATCTAACGCGTGAATAATTACGCTATAAGGAGACATTCCATCATCGTTTAAAACAGGAGTAGTTTCTTCTCCACACTCAACTGAATATAAAAAGTTTACACTAACAGTATTATCATAAGTAAAATCGAATAATGTCTGATTAACTAAATCTATGTAATCACAACGATCTGCACCATCTATGTTTAAAGTACATCCACATTTTTTACTCAAAGTCAGGATCGTTTTCATTTTCTTTAAAGTAGTCTAAATTTTTAAATTTCTTAAGTAATGGTTTAAAAAGTACATCCCAGCTGATTAAACTTAAAATAAAGCTATATAATATTTGAACGCTAAAGCCCTAGAAAATAATTATAATAGCTCCTAAAATAACGCCCGCTAAAACCGCTATAAGACGTTTCTACCATACAGGAACAGCTTTCTTACCATTTATTGTATCTAAAACTTTTATTAGTAAATAGGCTAATACGTTTACAGAAAACATATACCCAAAATCAAAACTATTTACTATTAAATTAATTATTTGCTCCATTAGTACTTAACTTCGTCGTTATAAGGATTACCATCATTAAGCTGTTCTAATTCAATTTGAACCTTTTGACGGTTAACCTCAATAGAATCATTCTTGTAAGATCTTTCAGTTTGAGCCTGGAACCATCGTATTTGAGAGTCTATTTGCATACGTTCTCTTTCAATCTTAAGCCTTTCTTCTTCAAAATTACTTACTTTAGCTTGCAACTATTGGTTCTATTGTGTTAGTTGATTTATTTGCTTTTGTGCTTCTTCTAACTGCTGTCCAAGCTAAGCTATTTGATTATTCTCTTCTTTCTTTTTAGCCCAAGCTTTGTTCACTATATCTTTAAGCTCTGTAAGACTTCTACTTGTAATCGCCTCCGTAGCAATATCAGGCTCCAACATATTACTTTTTATCAACTCAATTACGATGGATTGCATTGATTGCATATCTTTTAAAATTTTAGTTGATGGTACTATATGAATGTCATAATCGGTATGAGTAAAATGTTCTGGAAGAGCAGTAAAAATTTTCTATAATTTGTCTCCTAATATAATAGTACCAGTAAGACCATTCTTCCATACAATTTTACCTATATCAAGACAATCTCCCAAGACGTCTACTACCAATGAATCCATTTGTTGATAAAATGGTTTAGTAATAATAAACGAATTTCGAGCCCCTGCTTCTATATTAGATACAGCGTCTCTTTGAGTAATACCATTCAATCTCTCTCTAAAGACTCCTGTTATTGATGATACCTGCATTTCAATTCTTTCTAATACAACTTCAAACGCTTGCATAGTCTAAACTTTAGCAGCATCATCATATCCATTCATAAATGTATTATTATTAAATCCTCTACCTTCCTAAGAGGAATCGACCAACGCCAACCCTGCTTTCTTATAAGCTTGCCATTTCATTAATCGTTCTGTCATATCTGTTCCAAGGAACGAAGGTAACTAGGAAACATCTAACCAGTCTCCTATTGTACCACTGTTGGCAAGAATGTTATCTCTTAAGAAGGTGACGACATCATATTTATCTTGTAAGTGAGAACATTGTAATATAAGGGATGATGGTTGATGATTTCTGTTAAGTAAAAATAAACCACCAACTGATAATTTACATTCAGTAAGAGCGTCTTGTGTACGAATTACGTTTGGAGATTTTCCAGTTGGAATATAAATAGATTGTCCAATTCTTATGCCTTCATACCTATTCTATATATAGTAACCTTCTTGTTTATCAATATCAATCCATTCAACCTCGTATACTGGAAGTAATTTATAATTATAGGATTCATAATGATCTACAGGAAAACCAGGAACAGCTCCTACTCCATTGTCTATTCCTTTTAAATCACCTTCTACATAAGCGTGCCCAGCTTGACCAGTAAAATTACGAACATATATATAATTATTATCAGAATAATGCTCATACATGTCGTTAAGCTCCTTAATGCTTTCTTTATCCAATTTATCACCATAAGTATTCAAAATTTGTTGTTTTGTCATCCATCTTCTAATGACAACTCTATAACAATCTTTAACATATTGAGAATGGGGATTTCTATCTACAAAAGTATTTAAAGGTTCAAGAACTTCTATAGATATATTTGTACCGCCTGGAGAAGGATGTACACGATAAAAAGCACATCCAGCCACTAGTAAATCTAACATTAATTCTCTTTTTTTAGTTTCAATATCAGCACTTCTAGACTGTATTATATACTCTAATACATGCTGGGCAGCTTTTTCATAATCACTTACAAAGTTATTATTTATATCTTCAACTAATTTGTCTAACTATTTCTATATAGCAACATCTTGAACCTGAGGCTGTTGATCAGTAGCCAGAAACTATAGTAAATCATTAGATAAGCGTTTCTTATAAAATTCAAATATCGATTTATTAATTTGAATTTCTTTTTGTCTA